CCCAGTCGTGCTCGTAGAGCGCGTTGTACTCATCGGTGGTGATCTCCTTGGCGCGTCGCCGGCCACGGCGACGCGTCAGGCCGGGGGGTCCGGCTTCTTCCCCCTCTGAGGCTGCGGCGCGTAGTTGATCTCGATCTCGCCGGCGGGGAGATCCTCGAGGTAGTTGATCTGCTCCTCGATCGTCGTCTCGGGCTTCGCGCGGCGAAGAGCGATCAGCGCGTAGGCGGCGAAGCCGTCCTGGTCGCCGGCGGCGACGGCGTAGTCGAGATGGCCGCCGAGGATCCCGTACTGGGAGCTTGATCAGCCGGAACTCCCGGACGGTCAGCGCCGTCGGCAGGTCGTACCTGGCGCCGGCGATCTTGACCTCGTCGCTCGCGATTGGTTTCGTCACGTGGTGTCCTCTCTCTAGAAGCCGGCTTGTGCGATCAGCCGATCGACGAGCGGCTCGAGGCCGGCGACGATCTTGTCCTGGTCGCGTTCGGCTGCGGGATGCAGAAACGCTCGCGCTCCGCCATGGCCGAACTCGTAGACCGCGGGGTACAAGTAGCCCGACGGGTACTTCGGGCTCACGCGTCGCGCGTTGTCGACGATGTAGGCGACGGTGCCGCGGACGCTCGTCGTGATGTGGTCGATCAGGTTGCCGCTCGCATGCAGGCCGTTTGCCTTGGCGATCGCCTTGGCGTCGTTGGCGACGTCGCGCGCGACGGTGCGAAGTCCAGCTGAGAGCTCGTGAGGGAGGCCCTCGCCGAGCTGCTTGAAAGCAGCGAGAAGAGCGTCCAGGCCTTGCACCTGAACGGTCGGTGATTCCACGGGAATCGCTTCTTAGTCGATGGCGCCGGGCATGTTTGCGCGGCGGAAATAGGAGGCGACTGCGCCCGCTTCGGCCGCGGTCTCGTAGACGCCAAGGTGATGGAACTTTCCGTCGATCGTGGCGTGGGCTTGGTACCGGCCGGTAGACGTCAGCCGGACACCGCGATACCCGGTTGAACCATAGGGAGGGACGTTCTGGGTGTTCAACTTGTGGCTGCCAATCCGGATGTTGCGTCGTCGACAATCCAGCCGATCGCGATTGACGTGATCGACTTCGCGTTCGTCTCCATGCTCGAGGTTGAGGATCTCGCGGTGGAGTCGGATCATCCGATGGCCAACGCCTTCGACGTGGCCGCCTCGCGTCGCGTAGCCGTTGATGAGCGACCAGCGGTAGCGCGATACGAACTCGACGTCGATCGCGTCGATCAGCGCGTAGCCTTGGATCTCGTTCGTTCCCCGGTGGCCGCCGAGCTGGACTTTGAACACTCCACGCTGGCCAGCGGGGATCGGCTTGGGCGGCGGGGATGGTTCGATGCGCGTGCGCGCACGGAACGCCGCTTGGTTCTCGGCGTTCCGTGCGCGTCTGCATGCTCCCGGGCAGATCGTGAAGTGACGCCCCGTGTTGTCGGCGTCACAGATGGGGCAGATCTGTTGTTCCATGAGAGCAATCATTGCGGTCGTGCCGGACAGCCTGTTACGCCGTTATATCCAAGGTGGTATAGACCAGGGTTACGGGCTGGTTGGTGCCGTCGTTCAGGACGTCGAACGGGACGCTGATCGGCGTGATCGAGTCCGGCGTGATGTCCGGGCGTCGTGCCGGATGCGGAGCAGGCCGGCAGCGTGATCTGCACGCCGCCCTTGTAGACCGGCGGGCCGGCGTCGATCGTCGTCGCGCCCTGGAAGTTCGCGACCAGGGAGAAGATCGTGCCCTGGTTGTAGAGCTGGTAGATGCCGAGGCCGTTGAACTCGGCGTCGAACTGGCCGCTGAGGCTGTAGAGCGTGACCGGCAGCGGCTCCTTCTTCAGCGTGTTCGCGCGGATGAAGTAGCGGTCGGTCTTGTAGCCGACGACACCGGTGAGCGTGAAGTTCGTGATGTCGACGTTGCCGCCGTTGATCGTGACCTGGCCGCCGACGAACGAGACGAGCTCGGACGCCGATGCGTACGAGGCGGCCGCGAGCGTCTGCGCGATGTCCTCGTCCTGACAGTCGACTGTGATCTTCAGGTCGAGCATCCCGTCGAGGGCCATCGACAGCGTCCAGGACGCGAACTTGACGCCCTTGTATGAGAACGGCTGCACGACGCCGGAGAGGTCGACGCGGCCCATCTGCACGGTCGCGCTCAGCCCTTTCGGATTGCCGAGGATGAACGTGTGCGTCTTGGCGACGGTTCCACCGGCGGCCGTTGCGATCGTCGGCGTCGCACCGAACATGTGCTTGAAGATCTTGCTCATGCCCTTCGTGCGCACCTCGAGGTTGATGTCGCCGGCCGCGCCCTTGCGGTTGCGGACGCGCCGGTCGACGCGCATCACGCGATCGCCGGAGCGGCGGCCCTTGCCGTCGATGTTCTGGATGGAGAGGTCGACGTTCTCGTCGACGTCCTCGAGGAAGAGCGTCGGCGCGACATAGGTGCCGTAGCCGGCGCCGACCGTCGTGATCGTCGGCGTCGCCGTCGGCGTCGTGCCGCCGGTGAAGCTGCCGACTGCGACCATGACGGGCCAGTTGACACCGTCGAGGCCGTTGCCGCTGAACGTGACCGTGATCGGCGTGCCCGGGAGCGGGCCGCCGGCACAGGTCGTTCCGCCGGCGCCGACGCTCGGGAGCGCCTCGAGCGCGGCCTTCACGGCGGCCGCGGTCGCATTGAACGCGATCGGCGCCGTGACGGCACCGTTGAAGGCGAGCGTGAACGTGCCGCCCGTGGGCGTGCCGGTGATCGTGACCGTCTGGACCTGGTTGGTGTAGACCTCGTCCGCGATCCCGACCTGTCCGTCGAGAAGAGTTGCCATCGATTAGTGCTCCTCGCCGGAGTCGTCGCCGGCGTCGTCGTCGTTGGTGTCGTCGTTCGTGGCGAGAGCAGCCGCGAGGGCGGCCTTCTTGTCGGCGGCCTTCAGGCCCGGCGTCGAAGCTCACGTCGAGCTCGGCCGCGATCGCGTCCAGCTCGTCGTGCGTCTTCGCTTTCGCGAGCCGCTCCTCGAGCGAGAGCTCGGGCTCGGTGCGCTGCCAGTTCGTCGGCTGCTCGAGCAGCAGCTCGGCGACCGCGTCCGGGAAGTCGTACGACTCGCCGTTCGCGACAGTCGGCTCGGGCGCCCAGTCGGGCACGCGAACATCGACGGCGTCGTGGCCGCCAACGTAGGTGAGGTTCATCGGTGTCTCCTTTAGATGCGGGCGGTGCAGAGGACGCTCACGTCGAGCAGCGCGCCGCGAGATTCCGCGCCGGCGAGCTCGGTGAGCTGGATCGGCCCTTCGACCTGGGCGACCCCTGAGGGCAGCGCGCCGTTCACCTGCGGATCGGTGCGCAGCTGCGCCTCGATCTCGGCGAAGAGCGCGAACGCGCGCTCCGTCGGTGTCTGCTGGTCGGCCGGGTCCGAGTTCTGGGTGTAGATCAGGATCCGCAGCGTGTAGCGCTCGTTGCGGGAGCGCGTGCCGATCGTCGCCGCGTGCTGGTCGCCCTTCGCGTCGGCGAGCCAGATGTACTCCGCCTCCGGCTCGGGGCCGGGGTAGCCGTAGCTCACCTGGACGCCTGTGAGGCCCGCACGGGCCTGCAGGAGCGTCTGCAGGTTCTTCTTGAGCGTCGGGATCGTCGAGGTCGCCACGTCAGCTCCAGCGCGCCCACGGGGCGAGCCTGTCGAGTGCTGCTCGAGGCAGGAACCAGGTGGCGGGGATCGCCGGCTGAACGCCGGCGTTGAGGTTCGCGTTCAGGAGGGCTTCCTGCTGCTGGCCGGGGTTCTGGCGCAGCCAGGAGCGGACGGTGAGCACGCAGGCGTCGCGGACGTCGCTGTCGACGCCGCTGGTCTGCCAGATGCCCCAGTTGCCGGTGAGCTGCAGCTGCGCGAACCCGAACCGGACCTCGAAGTCGGAGATGGCGACGAGGTAGCGGCTGAGCCGAAGCTGGTTGTAGACGCCCTGCGGCGTGTTGAGCGGCTCGAGCATGTAGTCGCTGTTCGCGACAAGCGTGAGCGGCGAGCTCGACTCGGGATGCAGCACGACCGCGGTGGCTTCGCGCAAGTCCCAGGGCGCGAGGTCGACGAGCAGAGTGCCGTCGGCCCCGCGCTCCTGGGTGCGGACGCGTGCGATCCGTGCAGCGCCGTTCGTCTGCGGTGTGAACTCTCGCTGGAGCCGGCGCATCAGGACGACGCTCGCGGACGTGATCAGCGTTTGGATGATCGGGTCGCGCGTCGTCGTCGTGACGGAGGGTTCCTGCGCCGCTTTGACGTCGGCGATCGTGCAGAGGTCGCGTGCGTCAGCCATCGACCGTTACGGGGCCGGTGTCTGGTGCGGGTCGCCGCGGAGGACCAGGGCGCCGTAGACGCCGCCGGTCGTTGCGCCGGCGACGGTGACGACGACCTTGATGTACCGCTGGCGGCCCTTGTAGCCGACCGCCTGGTTGACGCCGGTTGCGAGGGCCGCGAACGTTCCCTCGAGGTCGCCGGCGACGACGTCGGTGAAGGTGCTGTTGTCGTTCGACTCCTGCAGCTTCGGGGTGTGCGTGCCGTCGGTGACCGTTCCGACCATCAGAAGCGCGACCGCGCCTTCGTAGGCGGCCAGATCGGCCGAGGAGCCGGTCGAGGTCGTCGTCTTCGCGGCAGGCGCGACCGACGAGACCTGCGACAGGCGCCGCTTTGTGCTCATGCTGGGCATCAGGCTCGTTCCTCTCTGCGCGGGTCGCTCTCGCGGAGCCGCGTCAGGAATGCGCGACGCGCAGGGCGACGCGGACTGGTGTTAGAAGCATTCGCGGGAGGAGCCGGCGGCTTGCTGCCGGCCGGCTCCTCCCGCTTGCGGTCCGTCACTACTTGGAGGCCCGCTTCGGCTTCGCCGCGACATCGACGTCGACGTCGTCGCCGGAGGTCTCGACGGACTCCTCGGCGTCGACGCGGGTGACCTCTGCGTCGACCTGGGCGATGCGGTTCGTGTACCGCTTGACAGCGACGTCGTCGCCGGTCTCGTTGGCGACTGCGACGCGATGCTCGTAGCCGGCCTTCTCGACCAGGAGGCCGTCGCGGTACGCGGCGCGCTGTTCCTCGTTCATCAGCATTGGTGTCGTCCTCTTTCGTGTGCGGTTGCTGCCGCCCCCGGCTCGAGGCCGGGGGCGGTCAGCTCAGGTGGGCTAGAAGCTCGGCGTTGCGAGGCCGGTGCCCGTGACGACCGAGGTCGCAGCCGGGAAGCGGGCGAACGTCGCCGCGACGTACGCGTAGACCTGGAAGC